ACATCCATTGCGGCGTAGTCTGCTGGATTCATTACCACCAATGACGGGTTGAATCCTGCACTCTGAACGGTTCCAATGCCTACGCGAACGGCAGAAATTAGATCTGCACCCTCAGCGGATGGCAATGTTGCGCCTGTAAGTGCGGCAGCGGCTACGGCTTCGAGCTTCTTGTAAACGCCCTGCATTAATTGCGCGTCAATGAATGAACGCAACGCTGGGGAATCCTCAAGCACCTGACGAGTTGCCTCGACATAGTGAGCAACGGTATCAAGGTTGATAACGTCTACGGATGAAATTAGAGTTGCCTCTGGCTTTTCGTCACCCTCATCAACAATGTCTGCCTGTGGTGCAAGGCCTGTGGTTACCCATTCAACGGAATTGGATGAAACCAAAATACGGTTGAATGCGTCTAGCAATGGAGTTGCAAATCCAGCGGCTGGAGCAACTAAGCGATCTGGGCGAACCCATGCCAAACCGGGATCTACTGTTGTATTGATTGGGGCGCGCAATTCAATTGCTACGCGGCCTGAGGTTCCGCCCTTGTAGGAACGGAATTCATCCGAACCAATAAAAGCCTCGCCAGCTGTGCGAAATTCGCTCATTTGGATTTCCTTTTCTTTTTTGTTCTTTAAGCCGCTAACCATTCCCTCGAAACGGGCGCGGGATTCTGTGTTTTTTACGAATGTTGCAATGCGTTCGTCAATTGCTTCAACCTCAGCAACGATTTCGCCAGCGCGTTCCGCTAGTTCGGCATTGTCTGGGTTCTCTGCTAATTCAGCATTGATTTCGTCTATGTGATCGGCTGCGGCGTTGCGCTTTTCGATCATTTCTTCAATGTTTAGATTGCTCACGGTTAGTTTTCTCCAATCAATCGTGAACGCGGATAATTCAACGAATGTGGAACGGCTCTAAAAGAGTGTGCCGGCATACTCTTAAATCATAACCTAAGGTTAGATTTTTCGCATCCACCCCGGGATGTTTGGCATGGATGGAATTCTTACAGGCTCAAAAGCATGGCGAACGGATACCAATTCGGCGCCGTCATAAGCTGGGAGCGGAACCAATGAAACCTCAACTAGCGCGGCCTCATTAATTACCCTTACCCCGTCAATGTAGGAATCCTTAATTGTGCGGAAACCAATAGAGAATGAATCTAGAACTCCCTCATTGATTTCAGCCAATGCGGCGTTCCCCTCTACTGTGTCAGCGATTCGCGCCTCCATCCACAGGCCTCCCGGGTGATCTGGGTTAAGTAAAGTGGCAAATCCAATGGCGGTGCGGTGTTCATGGCTCTTAAAGATCTTGAGTTTCTTTTTAGTAGAGGCCATTAAGTCTTTGGAGGTTTTAGTCAGGGAACCTTGAGCAAATCGTTCTCCGCCAGCGTTTGGCACATTGTAGGAAATCTGATCGTAAGGAACGGCAATCCCTGCAATTGTTCGGCCATCTGAATCCTCAGCCAAACGAAATTCTGCGTTAAATAGTAGCTGCTCAGACATTTGGAACCTCATTCACTTGTGGCAATGGCGGCAAATCCTCAAACGCTCTAACCTCATTGATCGTTAGATAGCCTTTATCTAATCCGCTGGCGTAGGCCTGAGTCCGTGTTGCCGTGTCAGCTCTTAAAAGGCCTGAGAGGTTTATTTTTACATTGGTTCCGCGTGAGGTTTCGGCGTTAAGCGTTTCCTCGATACGGCGAATCCACGGGAGCAAGGTATTTTGAACGAATGCAATGTTCCGGGATTCCACATTGGCATAAGTGTTTGAATCGCTGGATCCGCCTAGCATGTAAGGATCTAGGCCAAATGCTAGGGCAATGTCATTAATGGACATTTGGCTCATTTGGAGCAATTGCGCGTCCACAGGGCTAATGCTTAAAGGCTGGAAATCGGTGGTTGAGTTAAGGATCGCAATAGAGCGCTTGTTGCCGTGATTCTCAAGCCATTTAGCCTTTAGATCCGCGGCCTGCTCGCCTGTGAGGTTAGGGTTTGAAACTTTCAGGATTCCGTTAGGGATTCCAGACTTGTAAACGCCTGAGGTGTATTTTCTCATCTCATCTGCCGTTGCGAAACTTAAAGCATGGCGGCGCAATACGCCTAAGCCAAATTTGCGCTCGTCAAGTTCGCCAAAATTCCTTAGGTGTAGCAGCTTGCCGTCTGGGATGTATTCCCACCCACTTGATTGAGGATCGCGGATAAAGTATCCAGTTCCGGGAACGTAATCCATCAATTCGGGGTGGATAACGTGGAGCGATCCAGCCTTTGGAGCGCCGTTTATGTCGCGCTCGTCAATGTAGATAAATCCGTTGCCGTAGATTAGGGCGGAATAGATCCATTGCCCAAAGAATTCCATTCGGTTAAGTCTGCCGGGCTGAACGGTAGACATAACGCGCCCATCTGGCCGAACCAATTGCGGATCCTCTATCCACCCGGGAGTGGGTAAAGTTTCAAGGCCGCGCCTCAAATCAATTGGCAAACCTGAGATCGTGTCTACGATTAATGAGGCGGCACGGCTAACGGCTGGAATTGAAACGGCATAGTTTGCAAATTCTCCAGATGGCTGGAGCGTTTCCAGTGATGAATCAACCCACCAAAATTGACTACTCGTAGGATTTGACATCCAGCCATCAGGGGAATTTAACAAAATGTTTGCATTAGATCGAACGAATCTAGAGGTTCCAAAATTGCCAAAGAGATTGCCTAGGATTGCCAACGGTTTACTCCAAACATACGTTCCTCCAATCTTACAACACAAACGGCGTTTTTGTGCTAGTAGATCATAGGCGCGGATTCGGTTTTTCTGTAAACGGCCTGAATTGCCCAACCTGAAACTTTAACTAGATCGGTTCGGCGCTGCTCCGAAATGGCTGGGGTTAATCCTCCAGCTTGTGCCGGGTTCACGATCATTTCGATTATCTGGTTATTGAGATCGTGCGTGTTAGCGTGGCGAATCTGGCGTTCGGTTACTAGTTCGCGCAATAGGGCAAATGAGGATCTGGATTCTTTAGTTCCAGCGCCCTGAACGGGAACGGGCATTTGAGAAACGTTTGGATCTGCCGTAATTGTTACCCCTGCAAGGATCGTGGATTTATTCCTTGTGGATGAAATCTCAGCTGCTCGAATCCATACATCCGCCATGCGCTCGAATACCTGCCCCGTAACGTAGATGGTTTTATTCTCATCCGCCCACGCCACGGCCAGCGATCCGCCCATCCCGAAATAATCATCTATGGCAATGACACATTCGGCGTCAGCTGGAATCTCCAAATCGGGCATGGCTGCCTCATCCCATAATTGCGTGGGGATCAAATAGTTATTCTTATCCTCAGCCGATTTTGCCCACACATTAAGCCATTGAGATCGGAATCCCTCCGAATCAACTTTTCCAGCAATGAAATCCCGAATCTTTAGATCCCAATGTGGGCTGGCCTCTTTCCAACTATCCTCATTGAACGGCTCGCAATCCTTGTGCGCGCTCCACTCCAAAATCAGCGTGGATTTAGGCTCGAACATTTGCTCCAATGCCTCACGCCTATTTTTAACCATTAGATCGGTTGCCTCCGTGTGAGCCGTGGAAACCAAATAGAGCTGGGAGGAATTGCGCTCGATCATTGTAGGCAAAAGGCCGTCATCTGCTACCTCAGGTTTTACGCCCCATGCCTCATCCACCAAACCCATGGAAACGGAATAACCATAAACGGATTCTGATCCGCGGATCATCCACCGGGAGCCGTCTGGATGTTCGATCTCCTCGTTACCGTGTGAGAGCCTAACCTTGTAACTTTCATCCATTGCCCAAAGCCTCGCTGGCCTCTGGATCTCCCGGGCAACGGCTAGATTCTGAGCCGTGTGCAAAATGAGCTGCTCCTCATCAAACCTTTCCGATTGGTGCATTCTCCAAAGCATAAGTTCCCTAAGCATTACCGATTTTCCAGCCTGCCGCCGTGAGGAGATTAATACGGTTTGCCAAAGTAACTTGCCATTAGAATCATGCTCCAAAGCCCTGAGCAAACATAACTCTTGCCACGGCCTCAAAGTCTTTTGCCCTTTTGGCACTTGCTTATCTTTTGCTCGCCGATCATTGATCCACTTAATAGCCTCAACGCCTAGAGATCCCACGGCCTCCGGGTGGATCGCGCTGGATAGCCTAGGCCAAACGAATGATTCGTTACTCCCCCCGTGAGAAAGCCAATCAGAAATCCACACATTGTTCAAAACCTGTGGATCATTTTGCGAGATCCCGTTTTCTGGTTCAAAACCCTGATCTTTCTTTCGGGGATGTTTCGACAAAATAC